ACTCCAGTAACGCTAACAATTATTAGCAAGATTTACGTCAACGGAACATACATCGCAGCCTCTTAGTGCTATAATAGATATCTAACAAAGGGTGAGAATGAAAATCGCAGTTTACACAATTGCACTTAATGAAGAAAAGTTTGTCGAACGATGGTATAACTCAGTAAAAGACGCTGACTATATCCTTATTGCCGATACAGGTTCTACTGACCGTACCGTGGAAATTGCCAAGTCGCTTGGTATCAATGTTTACAACATCTCAATCAAACCCTGGAGATTTGACACAGCAAGAAACACAGCCCTATCCCTGCTCCCCGACGACATCGACCTTTGCGTATCTCTTGACATGGACGAAACTATTTCCGAAGGTTGGAGAGAGATTCTAGAAAAGACAACTGGCAATCAAATTACCTATGTTTTTGATAACTTCCACAAACAGCACAGTATGGTCAACAACAAGATTCATTCACGTCACGGATATGTCTGGAAGTTCCTAATGCACGAGGGCATTGTTCAAGACAGGATAGAACCAGACATTGAGTTTGCGTATGGTCTTGAAGTTTATCATCTTCCAGATACCGAGAAACCTCGTAGTCAATACCTAGACCTAATCAAAGCGGCATTAGACGAGAATCCAAATATTACGAGATATTACAAATATTACACAGATGCACTTGTGTCGCTTGAACGCTATGAGGATGCAGAGACGTGGTATCTAGAAATGATTAAGGTCCCAGGATTTAGTGATACAGACAAGGCTCATGTTTACAAACTGATGGCTGACATAATTCCAGAAAAAGAACACTCGTATCTTATTGCATGTTTGCAGTATGCTCCAGAACGCAGAGAGCCTTACTACTATCTTGCACAGTATTTCTTTAAACAGAATGATTGCATCTTGGCAAACTACTATATAAAACAGGCACTAGAACACACATACGCACGGCTTGACGTATTTAACAACAAAGATGTTTGGACTGGTGGGGTAGAAAAGTTGCAAGCCGATATCGAAGAATGCTATAATAAAAAAGACAAAAGGATTAAAGAATGAAAATTGCGGTATACACTATTGCCCTAAACGAAGAGGATAACGTTCAGCAATGGTACGACTCTGCCAAAGATGCAGACTACCTATTGATTGCCGATACTGGTTCTACAGATAAGACTATTAGGCTTGCTAAGAAACTAGGAATTAACGTTGTTAAGATTTCAATTAGTCCTTGGAGATTTGACGATGCTCGTATGGCTGCCCTTGCTGCTTTGCCAACAGATGTCGATATGTGCGTATCGCTTGACATGGATGAAGTGCTTGCTCCAGGCTGGAGAGAAGCCTTAGAAGAACTTGATAATGATGTAACTCAAGTTAATTACAAATACACTTGGTCATGGAGAGACCCTAAGTCAAGAACTCAGCCACAGGTTGTTTATATTGCCAATAAGGTTCATGCTCGTTTTGGATACCGCTGGAAGTATCTTGTTCACGAAGTTATTGTTCCAGATAGAAACGATTCTCACAAATTCGGCTATGCGGAAAACTTTGAAATCCATCACTGTGCAGATGTTGAAAGAAACTCCAATAGGTATAACGAAATGGTTTACCAAACTTGGGAAGAGAACAAGGAAGACAAAAGATATTGGGTGTACAAGTATGAATGCCTTGTTGCAGAAGATGTAAACAAAGCACGAGAAACCATCTTCGAATATCTTAAGAAGTTTAAGAATGATTTAAGCAACGAAGAACTGGCAAAAGCCTATCGCACAATATTCCTGACAAACAGCGTCAAGTATTACAAACTGCTAAAAAAGGCAAGAAGGCTAGTTCCATACACTCGTGACTACTATGTAGATTCAGCGATTGTTGAGTTTAATCGTGGTCACCTAAGACGTGCCAGGAAGTTTGCAAAGAAGGCAATGGAGATAACTACTAGGAAACTAGACATGAGTTATCAGGAATATGTCTGGGGGTATTTGATGAAGAATATGCTATATGTGTGCAATCATAACCTAAAATTTAAGAATAGAAAGCATAAACTTGCCTTCAATGTTTCTACGATTACCAGTTCTAGTTTTGACTTATTTAAAGAGACAGACGTGGTATAATTTAGATTATGGCTTCTACAATTGGCACAACTCCAGTACCTGGTGTGGGTACATCTTTTATTCCAGACCTTACAGATTCCGCTAACATTCAGTCAGCGTTGAAATTGCTGTATTATGGTACTACTCAAACAGCAACCACCAATGGCATCTATGGCTCTTTGGCATCTTTGCAGACACAGATTTCTGCAACACAGGCTGGAATTAACGTTCACGAAAACGTAAAGGCTGCAACACTTTTGGGAACCCCAATTCCTGGCGTTTATGCTGCAGGAACCACAGACCTATCTGGTGGTACTGGTATTGGTGCAAAGATTACATATTCTGCCACAGGCGTAGTAACTATTGATGGTGTGACTCTTGCCCTCAACGACCGCATCCTTGTGAAAGATGGAACAACTGCTTTGTCTGGAACTAACTCAGTTGCAAATGGTATATACTATGTATCTACTTTAGGTGCAGTGGGCGTTGCCTGTGTTCTTACTCGTGCAACCGATAGCGACAACTCTATTCAAGGTGAGTTTGCAGAAGGTGACTTTGTCTTTGTTTCTGGCGGAACAACACCAAATAACAATACCTCTTGGGTTCTAACATCATCTTCTCACACAGGAACAGGTCCTGCAGGTTCAATTAAAATTGGTACAGACCCAGTTACCTATCTTCAGTTTGGGGCTATTACTTGGGGTTCTCAAACTGCCAATACATTCTTTGCTGCCCCAGCCGCAAGTTCTGGAACACCAACATTTAGAGGAATTGACTATAGAGATATGTCTACTCTAGGCTCACCATCAACTAGTGGTCAGGTGTTACGTTATGCCCCAGCAGGAAATGGAATTGCTTGGTCTACCGAAGTACCTGTATACCCAGGAACTACCCCAACCTTTACTGTTCAAGTAAACCTTGCAGCAGGAACAACATCTATAGTTCCACTAGACTTTAATACTACAGGTGCTCTACTAACTACCCCAGCAGTTGGTTCTGTCGAAGCGGTAGCAGACGGACTATATTACACAAACAATCCTGGAACTACATCGACTGGTCCAGGTCGTGGAATCATTACTGCTCCACATATGGTATTTTCATTAGCGTCTTCTTCAACTTCTGCATCAACTACACCAGTAAACATTTTTGCTGCTGCAAACGATGTCCTGTCAGTTCTTGAACCTGCAAAACTTTATAGGTTTAGGGCTAAATATTTTCATGCAAATACTTATGGTGGAAGTTCTTTTAACGTTGCCATCAACTTTGCATTTAGCAATGCACCAACTGCTATTAAATATACTTTTAAAAGTTATCCAGCAACAGCCTCAACTTCTGTAAACTATGTTGGTCAGTCTGCAGTTACTACTGCTACATCAGTAGTGCAAGTGGCATCAGGCTCAGGCTACTTTACTGAAGTAGACGGATACTTTACAACACATGCTACATTAACTAGCACACTAACTCCGCAATTTGCTTGTGCTTCTACTCCAGGCGGTGGTGGCAACGCAGTAATGGCTGCTGGTTCTTGGATTGAAATTGAGAAACTTGGAACTTCTACTCAAACTCTTATTGCTGGAAACTGGGCATAAAAATACCCCCAGATTTCTCTGAGGGTATCTCTATTAATTCGTTTCTACTAATCGTCTAAAGGTAATCTTGTCACCTTTAAAATTTGTAATCGGTTGAACTACTGTTGTTCCATGCCAACTATTTCCATCGACAATCATTCCATTGCCTAGGTAAATACCAGAATGGTAATACCAGTAGTTGCTACCATGACTAAAAGTAACAATGTCTCCAGGCTTTGCGTTTTTATAACTAACCTTTTTCCCAGAGTGTCCTTGTGCGGTTGCAGAATGTTTTAGTTCTATGTTGAATTGTTTATAGGTCCATAATACTAGACCAGAGCAGTCCCATCCATATTTAGGATTTGAACCAGCAAACACATATGGGGTCTTGTGTTTTCTACTCTTTAAATACTTTAAGACGTTTTTCATCTTAGTGGTATTTCTTTCTACCTTTTGAAGGCGTTGCTGTTGTTTTTGCATAAGTGTTAAACTCTCAATTGGATTGAAGTTTATGGACTTTTGTACAACAGTTGATGTTGCTATATTTAATTGTTCTGCATCAGCGATATCACCAGTACAGTTTGTAAACGATAGAACTATTGCTAATCCTACGCCTACTGCAGCAAATTTTTTGTTCATTTTGCTACCTCCTTATTTTTTGTGTTGTTACTCTACCGCCTTATTGCACGGTATTCTGGCAGACAGTATTCTTTATGAAGTAGAGTCTTGTAAAGCAAAACTTCCTTTTGAGGGGAAGCATCCTTCCATTATAGCACCATTATGTGCTATAATCTAGTAGTATCATAAAATTGATATTAAAATATTTTGAAAGGAACCACATGTCTAATAATTTTAGTGCTTATCTAACAGACGAGCAGCAAAAGAACATCATCGCCCAGCGTATTCAGCAGTTTGCTGTTGAGGGATATCAAATCTCTATCAACCGCAAAGTAGCAGAAGCAACAGGCGACGAAGCAGTGCTTGCAGAAATCGACAAGAACATCGAAACTCTAACAAGCGTAATCGCAGCCTACCAGGCTGAACTAGATGCCCTGCCACAGACTGAGGTAACAGAATAACATGCCAACCATGCAACAGAAGCGAGGATTAGCAAGTCGCTGGACTTCGACTAATCCCATTCTGCTTGCTGGAGAGATTGGAGTAGAAACCGATACCAACAAAATCAAAGTTGGTGATGGTGTCACTCAATGGAACAATCTAGGCTACACGAAAGTGGACCCTCAAACCATTTCCTATACTCACACACAGAATGCACTTCTTTCTGTATGGACGATTACCCACAATCTGTCTTTTAAGCCAAATGTCGTAATAACAGATTATAATGGTAATATCCTAGAAGGCGATATTGCGTATGTCAGTAACAATCAAGTTACTGTAACACTTTCAGCACCGCATATAGGATATGCGTACTTGTCTTAGAAGGAGAATAAGAAATGTCTAGAAAATTTTTAACCAACATAGATTTACAAACTAATCTACTGTTGAATGCATCGATCTTGCTTGGAACTGGCTCTGCTTCAGCAACCGTGGCACTTACCACAGATGCAGTTACCGTTGGTAGCACATCTATTGCACTTGGCGGAACAGCCACAACTATTGCAGGTCTATCATCTGTAACCTCAACATCTTTCGTAGGTGCTCTCACAGGAAACGCATCTACAGCAACTGCTCTTCAAACTGCCAGAACAATTAACGGAACCTCCTTCGATGGCTCTGCCAACATTACCGTTACCGCAGCAGCAGGTACTCTGACTGGAAGCACCCTTGCTTCTGGTGTAACAGCATCATCTTTGACAAGCGTTGGAACCCTTGCAAGTCTTACAACATCTGGTAACGTTACCGTTGGCGGAGACCTAATTGTTAACGGAACAACAACCACAGTAAACTCAACAACCATTACAGTTGACGACAAGAATCTTGAACTTGGTTCTGTTGCAAGCCCAACAGATATCACCGCAGATGGCGGAGGTATTACACTAAAGGGAACTACAGACAAGACATTCAACTGGGTAAGTGCAACTGCCGCATGGACATCCTCCGAAGACCTAAACCTTCTAACTGGTAAGGTCTATGAGATTGCTGGAACAACTGTTCTTAGTGCAACAACCCTTGGTTCTGGAGTAGTCAACTCTTCGCTTACAAGCGTTGGAACCATTGCTACTGGTACATGGAACGCTACCACAATTGCCACAAACAAGGGTGGTACTGGACTAACATCTTTCACATCTGGTGGTGCAGTTTATGCAACATCAACGTCAGCACTTACAACTGGAACACTTCCAACTTCTGCTGGTGGTACTGGAATTACAGCATTTGGAACTGGTGTCGCTACTGCTCTTGGAGTTAACGTAGGTTCGGCAGGTGCTTTTGTAACATTTAACGGAGCACTCGGAACTCCTTCATCTGGTACTCTGACAAACGCAACAGGTCTTCCAGTATCAACTGGTATCTCTGGTCTGGGAACTGGCGTTGCAACATTCCTTGCCACTCCTTCAAGTGCAAACCTCCGTGCAGCACTCTCTGACGAATCTGGCTCTGGTGCTTTGGTATTTGCTGGTGGAGATATTGGTGCTGCTACAGCAACTACCGCTTCTCCTGGAACAAACACCACACAGGTTGCCACAACAGCATTCGTTACTGCAGCAGTTGCATCATCTGGTACAAACAAATACACAGCAACTAACTCTTCAATTACTCCATCGTCTGGAACAGCCACTTGGTCAATTCCAGCAACAACTCACGGTCTTGGAAATACTCCAGCACTTCTGATTCAAATGTTGCAAGTATCCGATGGTGCATTGGTTGAAGCGGATGTGTTTGTAGACCAGACTGCTGGCTCTTCTGCCCCTACTGGAAACGTAACCATTAGTTGGAACGCAACCACAACTGTGTCTGCTGCAACCTATCGTGTTGTAATTATTGGCTAGTCTGCTATAATATAAACATGGCAAGAGCATTTTTATCTGGAGTACAAATACCAACACTTCCTTCGTTAAACATTGACGGTGGACTTACTCTAGATGCTCAGACTGGAACATCTGGTCAAATACTAACATCTGCAGGTGGAGGAACTCCAACTTGGAATAGTTCTATTAGCATCTCTGGTGACATTATAACTACCGCTGGAAAATTACAATCTACAGCATCCGCTGGTGATGAAGGTGGAGAAATATTCTTAAATAAATCAGTTACCAATACTACATTAAACGGCGGAGTTACCATCGATGTATACCAGAATAAACTACGTTTCTTTGAACAGGGCGGAACCGCTCGTGGCTACTATATCGATATTTCTGGTGGTGGTGCTGGAGTAGCAACTAACCTAGTTAGTGGTGGCTCATACACTCTTCCAGCAGCAACATCCACAGTTCTTGGCGGTATAGAATTATTTTCTGACACAGTTCAGTCAACTGCTGCAAACTCAGTTACAACTACAGCATCAAGAACTTATGGTTTGCAGTTAAACTCATCTGGTCAGGCTGTTGTGAATGTTCCATGGACAGATACAGACACTAACTATTACCCATCTGCTATTGTATTCAATGCAGGAACAACAGCAGGACCAACACTAGACTTAACAATGTCTGGTTCTGGTGCTCCAGACCTGACTGCAGTTGCAATCCCATCCGCTGGAGCATCTGCCTCTGGTATTGTTACAACAGGTTCACAAACATTTGCTGGAGCAAAAACATTTACTGGTACTGTAAAGGCAAACGACTCTGGCTGGATAAACGCTTCAAGTGCACCAGACATATATTCAGCAACAGGATGGGTCATTGACTCTTGCCAATATAGACGAGTAAATGGAATGCTTAATGGAACAATAAGCGTTCAGCGAAGCGGTACTGCAATTACAGTCCCCTCAACTGGAAATATTACCAACTCAACTATCGCAACTTTGCCAACTGGGTTTTTTGGAACTTCTTATTCTACTGGAATAGTCTTGTCCGCCATTACTGGACCACTTATTGGTGGATACATTGATACTTCTGGAAACATAATTATTACAGCCGCCTCCGCAGGTGCAACAATCGCTACCAACGCCTTTTTTAGTTTTACATTTTATATGATGTTGGACTAGTGTTTGACAAATTCTAAAACAGTGGTATACTAGTATCAATCACAGTTTTAGAAAGGTGGAAACACTATGTCAGATTTTTTCTCATTTACCCTACCGAATGATTTTGTCGAAAAGTACAAATCAGCGGAATCTCCCTTTGGATTCGTACAAGAAGCATTTGACCGTATGTTCAGCCTAAAGTGGACACCTCCAGGTCGTGGAATGTGGACATTCGGGACACCACTCACAATGGAGAAGCGTAACTCAGCAGCACTTCAGAACTGTGCAATGGTATCAACCAAAGACTTAGACAAAAATGACCCAGGTGCTTTGTTTGCTTGGGTAATGGATGCTCTTATGCTTGGAATCGGTGTTGGCTTTGATACCCTTGGAAAAGACAAGAACTTCCCAATCTATGCACCATCAGAGCCAGAAGTAACCTACGTTATCCCTGATACTCGTGAGGGCTGGGTAGAAGCAACTCGTCTTCTAATCAACTCATTCCTTCGTGCAGGTCAGAACATTCAGAAGTTTGACTACTCTGAGGTTCGTCCAGAAGGTGCTCCAATCAAGGGATTTGGTGGCGTAGCCTCTGGTCCTGCTCCGCTAATCAAACTACATGAGCGTATTGCTCACGTTCTTTCACAGCGTGTTGGGGACAACCTAGATGCTCGTGCCATTGTTGACCTAGTTAACCTTATTGGTACTTGTGTTGTTTCTGGTAACGTTCGTCGTTCTGCTACCCTTGCACTTGGTGCAGAGGGTGACGAGGACTTCCTAAACCTAAAGAATGCAGAAGCATTTCCAGAGCGTAACTCGTATGACCCAGAGAACCCAGGTTGGGCATGGATGTCAAACAACTCTGTCGCTGCAACCGTAGGCATGGATTACTCAAAGTATGTAGACCGCATTGCAGATAACGGAGAGCCAGGATTTATCTGGCTAGACGTTGCTCGTAACCACGGTCGTCTTGCAGATGCTCCAGATGGCAAGGACTATCGTGTTATGGGATTCAACCCATGTGCAGAACAGCCACTAGAATCATACGAACTATGTACTCTAGTTGAGGTTCACCTAAACCGTCACGAGAGCAAGGAAGACTTCCTACGCACCCTAAAGTTTGCCTACTTGTATGGAAAGACTGTTACACTTCTTCCTACTCACTGGCAGCAGACCAACGGTATCATGCAGCGTAACCGTCGCATTGGTACATCACTAACAGGCATTGCATCATTTGCTGACGAGCATGGTCTACCAACTGTCCGTACATGGATGGACGAAGGCTACAACAAGATTCGTTTTTATGACCGCAAGTACTCAGAATGGCTATGTGTTCGTGAATCAATTCGTGTAACAACTGTTAAGCCATCTGGTTCTGTATCAATCCTTTCTGGTGCTACTCCTGGTGTTCACTGGGGTCCAGGCGGAAAGTTCTACCTAAGAGCAATTCGTTTCGGTAACCAAGACCAGATGCTACACCTATTCCGTGCCGCAGGGTACAAAGTAGAAGCAGACCTAGTGTCAGCAAATACTTCAGTAGTATACTTTCCAATTTCATCTGGTCACAAGCGAGCAGAAAAGGATGTAACTTTATTTGAGAAGACAGCCCTTGCTGCTACAGCCCAGAAGTATTGGTCAGACAACGGTGTATCAGTAACTCTATCCTTTGATAAGGAAACTGAAAAGCAGCACATCACTTCCGTACTAAACATGTACGAAGGTCAGTTGAAGGCTGTATCATTCCTATCGATGGGCAAGGACGTTTATCCACAGATGCCTTACTCAGAAATTACGGAAGAAGAATATGACTACTACATTGGTCGTCTTGCAAAGATTGACTTCTCTGCAATTTACGACGGTGTAGAGAATCTAGATGCAATGGGAGAAGCATACTGTACAACAGATGCCTGTGAAATCAAGATTCCAGACAAGAAGTAA